CTTCACTTTCGTCTATCGGGTTGTCGTTCAGGGCGTCGAGCGCACCAGCTTCGATATGCTGGATCTGCGCCAGCAGCGCGCCTTGCTCGTCAAACCCGAGCCGTGCAAATTTGGGGTGGCCGTAGAGGGCGGTGTAATCAATCCCCTGGTGATGGGCACCGCCCATGCCTGCGACCACGCGCCACTGGGTGCGCATGGCGAGAAACAGTTCCAGCGCTGGCCAGTGTTCTTCCCACACGCCATAGGTTTCCGGCGCGGTAGCGCGGGGCTTACTACGCGTGATGCCCCACGCCTTGGCGTCTTCCTCTGTGTGGTCCTTGATCGAGCGGGCACCCGCCCACCACCAGCCAGCGCCGCTTAGTTTTTTGCGGCGGCCTGGCTGCGGCCTTCTTGGGCGGCGAACCAGCTCAGAATCAGCGGGCGGCGAATGTAGGTGGCCTGCATCAGCTGTTCTACCAACTCTTTGTTGAACGGCATGTCGTTGCCGTTTTCGTCCTTGATGCCGCTCACGTTTTCCAAATCATCTAGCAGCTCTTCGTCGTTTTTCTTGCCCTTCTGCTGCGCTTCGACCGTGGCGCGGTAGGTATCCCAGTCGTGCAGCTTCCACGTGGCTTGGATGGTGGCGGGCTTCTCTTCGCCCGGCACTTGAACAGGGACATCCACGGTGGTGGTGGGGATCTTTTTCAGCACTAGTGACATGGTGTTTTCCTTGAAATGGGTAGGGGTACAACAAACACGCCGCCTCAGTGGACGGCGTGGTGTGGCTGGTTTGTTGGGTTAGGTGAATACGTACTTCACGTCGTCGTCGTTGCTGCCGGTGGGCAGGTAACGAATTTCCATGCCGTAGTGCATGATGCCTTGGTTGTCGCTGGGCGTGATGTTGGCCGCCTGCGCCTGCAACCCTTCGGCTTTGATGATGTTGCCGGGAGCTGTGCCGTGGGTGAGCGCGACGGCGCCCAAGGTCACGCCCTGGTGGCTTTCGACTTTCTCGAAGGCGTTGAAGTCGGCCAGCTCGGGGGCTTCGATGGTGATGTTGCCCGTTACGCGGCGGTCGGTGATGTGCACGCCTTCATAGCCAACAAGGTTTCGGTATTCCACTTGGTTGCCTGCGTTTTGGCTGAATGCCTGCAAGCGGGCTGGGTAGCCGAACATGGTGAACGTGCTGTTCTGTTTGTTGATCGGCACTTCACCGGCCACGGTGCTTTCTGCACCTTGCACGCTGGGGGCGTTTTCGGGGCGGCTGTAGAGGCCGGTGAGGTTGAACTGCCAGTACGGTAGGCTTTGGGCATCCGCACCGATTTCGTAGGTACCGCGTGCGCCGCGAATTTCCTGCACTTGGCCATCTTCGTACCACCAGATCGTGACGCTATCCATGCCTTGCGACACGGGCTCATATGTCACTGACGTGGCGTCGGTGGTTTCAGACAGCCCGCACGCCCGTAGCAGCGGCGAGTACGCGGGCGCTTCGCCGACGGTACCTGAACCGGAAAACGGCACGCGAATTTGACGCTCGACGTTGGGGCCGGTGTTGATTTGCTCAAACCCACCGAAGCCGTAGCGCATGCGCTCACGCTCGACGGTGTTGCCCGCGTAGGGGTTGCCTGCGTCCAGCATCACCACTTCCAGAATGGTGGCGGTGGCGGGATCAGGCGCTACGCCATACTGGGTTTCTACGGCCACCACGGCTAGGCGGCGGCGCCATTGCTTACTCATTGGTATCTACCTCTTGCTTGGCCGCTGCCTTAGCGGGCTTGGGTGCTGCTGCGTCGGTTTTCACCGGTGCGGCGGCGGGTTGGGGGTCTGCCGCCTTGGCGGGTTGTGCGGGCGTGGGCTGGGTGTTGTGCACTAGCTCGCGCTTGCCGTTACGTACGACGTAGCGGCCTCCTGCATTGGGCATGGGGGTTTCCTCCAGGCAGAAAAAAACCCGCACGCGGCGGGGTTTGTGGGGGTGATGTGAATCGTTAGGACTAGTTACGCAGCCAGGTGTCGGTCGTCCAGAACTCCCGCCACCAGATCAATTCACCGCGTATATCGGTGGTTTGCCCGCCTCGGTACTGCATGGGGTTGTGCTGGGGGCTAAAGCCGCGCCCCATCAGCGCTTCGCGCAATGCTTGCCGCTGGGCTTTGAACTGGTCACGCTTGCACACCAGCCAAATGCCGTAGGTCAGCCGTACTTCCTGCACTGGGCGCGTGGTCTGGGCATCGCCTTTGGCGGCATCCTCCGCAAAATAGGCCAGCGCGGCGGGGGTTTGGGCTTCGAAGTTGTCGATGGGGTCGGCAAACCACGCTTCTTGTACGGTGGCTATGCCTGGGCATTTGTCACGCAAACGCGACAGCAGGTCGTCGATAATGTCCGGGTCGGTCATGTCAGCCCTGCCTTTTTGCGGAGTATGTAATCAAGTGATCGGCTGAACTCCTTAGGCAATACTTCTCGCACTAGATTCTGCGCCGACTCAATCACTTGCGGGTTATCCACCATTTCGGGGATGGATGGGCCAAAGCGCATGATGGGCTGGCTTTGCGTATCCCCTTTATCTTTACGCCGCAGGATGTGGCCTTTAGCCAACCAGCCGCCCTGAACAAGTTTCCGTCCTTTGTCTTTGCGGATCCTTACGCTGACGCCCCGGCGGCGGGCCATACTGCCTTTACGGGGGCCGCTTTGAACGCGGCGCTTGGGATTCACAGACACCCAGCGCTCAGTGGGTTTGAACTGAACCAGCGGCAAACGGCGGCCCGTATAGAGAACGGCGCGGTCGACGTCGCGGCGGTACCGCTCAATACGCAGGCGTTTACGAATATCACCCGATTTGACGTCATAGCGATTAAACGTCTCTTTGGTTAAACGGGTGGCCGCTTGTTTGGACGCCGCATTCACCGCACGCTTTAGAGCAGTTTCTACGTCTTTAGGGTCAAACTGCTGTTTCAGCTCCTGCAGTTCACGAACATCAAACTGTAGGTTGGGCATACTCCCCCCTTGGCGTTAGGAGACCCAGAGGCGCTTGACGTGACCATCATCCTCTAGGATTTGCTGCACAATCCATGTCCGGCTGGGCGTCACAATGCGGTCGCCTTGGCGAGACGTAGCAACGTCTTTGTTCTGTACGCTCATCGTGGTTACGCGCATGGCGACCTGATCCTGGTCGTACACTTCGAAGCTGTCGTCCTTGATTGCCATCACGCTATTTGCGGTGAAGCCTGCGCCTTGGTAGTCCACAGGGTCGCCTGCATCTGCGAAAATGTCGGGCATATCACCCATCATTTCCTCATCAAGCGCGCTCATTATTTTCTTGGCCGCTTAGTGGCCGCGGGTTTGGCTGGCGAGGCATCACCGTCCGGCTGGACAGGCGGTTGCTGCTGTTCATCATCGCCACTTTGGTCATCATCGCTGCCTTGATCTTCGTCGCCGTCATCATCGAGCAGCTCTTCCTCTGACTCGATCACCGGCGCAATCACGCCAGAGGCCAGCAGGCGCTCTTGCTCTTCCTTATTTCGAGGTGTGAAGGGTGAGTCCTGCTTGGCAAGTACCTTTTTCCCTTCTTCGATTTGGCCGCGCACCACTACAAATTGCTGAGACATTGCGAATACTCCCCATTTACCGTGAGAACAAGCCCCGCGCCACGGCAGGGCTTGTCGGTTCGTGCTGGCTTACACCACCTTGGCGTAAACGAAGGCGTCGGGCTCATGGAAGCCGGGCAGCGGCGCGGCCTGCATCATCAGCCAGCGCACGCTGGGGTCTTTCTCGATCCAGCTTTTCGGGTAGCGGGCTACATCGAACATGCCACCTTCGATGGCTTCCATGTCCTGAATCGCGCCATAGAGCATGCCGCAACGGCTGGTGGTGGGGCCCATGACCAGCCCACCGGCGGGAATCATCGGCTTTTCATCGCCTGCCGGGTCCAGGTACCACTCTTCGTAGGAGTAGAGATCCAGGCCGGGGTCGTTGAGGTAACCCAGGTAGGTCACGCCATCGGGTAGTTCTTCTGGGCGAATCATACCGAGATCAATACGGCGTGTGTTCAGCTTTGTGATCACCGACTCGCTATCGAGGAAGGCGTCCGCCGCTTCGGCGCTCATCACTACAGCGTTCGCGGTGCGGCCACTGTCTTTTGCAATGCGGCGCTTGTACTTACGCAGATCTGCGATCGGGTCAGAGCCAGCAGCAGACCAAAGCGTTGCTTCAGTGACTAGGTGAGTGGCTGACATCTGGTAATCAATAATGTCATCAACGCCATCACCCACGACGCGCACTTGGCCGCTTGTGAGCGCCTGGGCGGCCATCCACTCTTCGCGGCGGTTGATCTGATCGTCCAGATCTTCCATATCGCGCGCCAGCTGCTCGCCTGCGCGTTGAAGCGGCGTGCGGCCTGAGTAGATGTGTTCCCCTGGCTGACGGTGATTCAGCAGCAGGCCTGCGCTCGTTTCCAGCTTTGGCTTGATGTAGGGCGGCGTGTAGCTGCGCATGACGCTGCCTGTACGATCAACCACTTGGCCTGGGCGGTTAGGCCGCACAAACGGCGCCATTTTGCGCTGGCCTTTCATGATGTCGATGTCGACATGCTTGGTGACGAAATTCACCGGGTTAGCGCCAAAGAAGGTGGTGCCGAGGAAGCGGCGGGCGCGCTTCATCTGCTCTACCGCCTCCAGCATCGTGCGTGGTTCAAACAAATCCATGGGCATGGGGGTTCTCCTGAGAGTGATTACCAGCGGTGTAGGGCTTAGCCCCTGGCGGCGGTATTAGCGAACGAAAAGAGAGAGCGAGCGCAGCGCTTTACGCACTGACGCCACGGTGTGGCCAGTGCCTAGCGTGAGTTTTTCGCCGCGCACATCGCCACAGATAAGCGCTTCGGCTTCCACGTCACCATCGGTGGCGTCGACGGCTTCCCAGAGGATAACGCTAGGCGTTTGGCTGCCATCGGTCGCGGCGGAAGCCGAGAGAATGTATTTCTCATCAGCAGTGACTTCGCCCATCACGGCGCCAGCGGGCTGTACTTGGCCAGAGGCGACGGTGATGGTCATAAAACGGCGTGGGAAATCGCCAGCTAGCAGCGCGGCGGCTTCAGGGTGCTGGTTAACGGTCATTGAAGGCATGGAGAAAACCTCTTGAATAGGTGTTGGCGTAGGGCGCTAAGAGAGGCGTGGCCGTGCCGGGCTAGCCGTTCTTCCAGCGTGCGGTAATGGCATTCACGCCCTGGGCGCGCTCTGCCGCTTCGGTGTCCTCTTTAGGCGGCGCGGCGGTGGGTGCGCCAGCACCATCAGACTGGATGGCCTGCAGGTTAATGCCGCGATCTTGAGCGGCTTTGAAGAGTGCTAGGCCAGTGGCCTCGACGCTTGCGCCCTCATCAATGGCAGCCGCCACTTCTTTCTCAAAACCTGCCGAGGCGAGATCCATGATGCCCTTGCAGCGCGCGCGCTCGCTTTGCGTTGCCTCAGCGCGGATCTTGTCCGTGTCGACCGCTTCCGGCTCGGCAATCTGGATGGTTTTAGGGTCGGTTCCCGCCTCGATGGCGGCCTGCAATTCCGCCGTGGTTTTAACGGTC